TCCCCCTCCTGAACCCTCCGTGGGTTCACGTGTGCCTACACCGATGGATCTACCCCCACCGCCAAGCCCGCCACCGCAGGCTCCGTCGGGGAGGGATCAGTTCATCAATCAAATGCCCGGAGCCGGAGGTTTGTCGGGTGGTGAGCCGGGGCAGTTGGGCGCAGGCGCACTGGGATTACTCCCCACGCCCCAGTTGAATATACCTACACCTACCCCACGGGCGATGGATACGACCACGCTCGATCTCATCAACCCGATGGGAACTCCAGCCCCGGGTACCTTCGGTACCCCCGGTATAATATCCTCAGGAGCTGGTCTTACGGGTCAGGGTGGACCACGGGCGATGGATGGAACTCCAGCCCCGGGTGCCGCTGGTCTTACGGGTCAGGGTGGAACGATGGGTCCCGCACCAGACACCTTTGGGCTAACTGAGGGTGGGGCTGGTGGTCCCGACGCACAATCTAATGCTTTAGCACTACGGGCGGCATCAGACTTACAGACAGCGGCTCAGGGTGGAAGCTCCGATGCTCAGGTAAGGTTCCGCGAGCTACAGGAAGCAGTAGCCGCACTATCTCGGCCCGGCCTAGATATCAACGATCCGGTCAATCGCAGATTTCTTGGGAGTATTCAGAATATAATCGGTGGACAGAAGCTACCAGCCGTAATGCTTCAACGTATCGCAGCGCAGATAAATTCCCAGTTTACAAACACTCTGGGTGGTCGAGTGTCTGGTGCTCGCAATAGTTCACGGGCAGCGATTGGCGGTAGTGCGAGGGCTGGTCGATGATGCTGGGAAGTCCCGGTCCCGGGATGATGGATATCTTTTCCGGAGATGACGGGACGCAGCTTGAGATTATCACGCGCAAGTTATCTGATATGGAACCCGATGATGATGAGTTTGAGGATGCCGTCAAGAAGCGGAGGAAACTCCAGTTGAAGATCAAGATCAAGGAACTGGAATCTCAGCTTGATATGGCGAAGAAGAGTGACGGGTCAGAGGACTCCTTTGTATCGATCACGGGGGTTTCGAGAGACGCCGCATAGGAGGAGAAATAGCTATAAACATTTATAAATTAGAAAATAAACGGATTTTTATACCACGTGACATCACGTAGCTTATCTTAGTATAAATGAGATATGATTATACCTGTAAAGCCTGTAGTAAGACCGAGACTATGGACTCGTCTTTCAAGGAGAGAGAACGGCCACGGGCTTGTACATCGTGTGGCGGTAGCGCGGAATACGAGTTCCCCTTTGGGGCCGCTCTTGGGTTCCAACCCTTTGAAGAGTATTACGATGAAGGCCTCGATTGCGATATCAAAGGACGTAGCCACAGACGATCAGTAATGAAGAGTATGAATGTAGTGGAGGCCGGGGATAAAGTAGGGGGTGCGCGCAACTTCGACGAAAAGGCACCACACCATATGAAACCCCTGCCCCCACGTGGGATTGACTACGCGCCACGGATTCGCAAGGACAGCGATTTCGCTATGGAAGTAGAGAACCCCAACGGAACGTGGAAAGATGCGCGACCAGTAAATTTATAACCTAACCGGGACTTATTAAAATGGAAGTAGATAATGACGTTGATTTAGCCCAGCAGGCTGATTCGGAAGCGGCGGCACGCGATGCTGCCAACCAGTTGGAACTGGATACAGGAGATGCCATGGATATTATCCGTGACATTGATGCCCAGAATACCGCTGACGAACTCAAGACCTTAATGGACTCAATAGACGCCGATTCGCTTGAGGGAGACGCGGAGCCTCAAGATGATGAGATTACGGACCCGCCCCAGAATGCGCCCGCGCCAGCGGACACGCAAGGGAAACGACCCGGAATCGATCAGGTTCTTCGCGATGTGACTGACAATTTAAGTCCAGAGCATGCCGAAGTCATACGCAATTTGCAGTCCATGGGGACGCGAAAAGCGCAGGAGACTGCGGAGCTACAGACGGAACTTAAAGGTGTCCTTTTAGATGTTAAGCAGCTTCAGATCCAAATGCAGCAGCAGCCCACGGGCGAGCAGACGCAGGCGGACCCGGAGCCGACTATCATGGAGCAGCTTAAGCCCGACCAGATCGCCATCCTTGACGCTTATGCGGCAGAGCGCGGTCTCGTATCACGGGAAGAGCTTGCCAGTGAGAAGAGGGCTGTTCAGGCGAATGACGACCTCAAGGGGTCGATAGAGCAGGGCATCACTGACCACGGCGAGCGGTTCGGAGCTATTGATGAGGCTGGACAGTTCAACTACGGTGAAGAGGTTAAGGATGCTGTGCAGGATATCTGGAGCCGAGTGGGGTTTGATGACAATGGCAACCCACTGGGGCAGGGATTCACAGCAGAAGACCTGTATAAGATAGCCGACTATGACCGACTCAAAGGTGATCAGGTCTTAGTTCCTGAGGTAGCCGAGGCGGAGTTCCCAGTCGAGCCTACAGTCGACCCACGGCATGAGGCCCGAAGAGCCATGGCACGAAAAGCCGCAGGCTCTGTAATCCGCAACAGCGGTGGCGGCAGGGGTTCTGCGAACATCTATACGAAGGGCACGGATAGCTTTGAGAGCGTCATCCAGAAGGCGGCGGCTTTGGCGGCACGGGAAATATTCCCAAAGCGATAAACTAACAGGAGTAATTTACAATGGCTGGAGAAACTTCTCTAACCCTAACATATGCACCACTCTTGACCACCACGCTCAAGCGCGTGCTGGACTCAGGTGCTCTGCATGATCAAGTATTCGACAACGATGTGTTTTTGCAGTGGATGCGTGCCGGTGGCCGCGTCAAGATGGTGGACGGTGGCGAGCGTATGCGAATCGGCCTGATGTTCGGTAAGAACACCACGGCTGGCTGGTATGCTGATTACGAGTCTCTGGATACTACGGCGCAGGCTGGTATGACCAGTGCTTTCTTCAACAACAAACAGGCCTCAGCTTCGATCTCCGTAAGCGGTCTCGAGTTGCGTAGCAATAAGGGCGCGGCTCAGATTACGAGCCTACAGCAGGAGAAGATCACGCAAGCGGCCAGTTCCTTGGTCGACGTTATCGCAACCGGCGCGTTCTCTGATGGCACGGGCACCAGTTCCAAGCAGTTGACTGGCCTTGAGGCTATGATCGAGGACACCCCCGGTACGGTAGCTTATGCTGATGTGCCCACGGCTAATACCCAGTGGCAGAATCAGACGGCGACTTCGGTTGGCGCGGCTGCGATCAATCTGTTGCCGAAGCTCCGCACGGTCTACAACGACTGTAAGCAGGGCAAGGGTGGCGCGTCCAGTGCCCCCGACTTCATCATCACGACTCAGGCCGTGCATGAGGCTATGGAGTCTTTGATGTTCCCGCAGGTTCGTTATGAGCAGAATCCCTCGGGCGGTGCCGATGCTGGTATCTCCAAGCTGATGTTCAAATCGGCTGAGGTAGTCTGGGATGACTACTGCACCAGTGGTAATATGTATCTCTTGAATAGCGATCATATCGGTATGTTTATTCACCCGGACGCCAACTTCAGTATGGCCGATGGTGGATTCCAGAAACCGATCAATCAGGATGCGCTCATTACGCAGATCTTCTTTCAGGGTAATATGTTCACCAACAACCGCCGTAAGCTCGGCAAGTTGGCTGGATTAACTTAATAGATAGGAGATAGCATAATGGCAGATGGCGATTTCACGATCACGGCTGGTTCCATCCGAAGCGCGGGCAATGTGTTCCGTGCTTCGGGGACCGTTGAGGCTGGAACAGCGGCGGCTACGGCGGCGATCTTCCCGAATGGGCATATCGTCTCATTCAGCGTTGATCACAATGTCGATGCCTTAGCCACTGAAGTGCCACGGGTTCACATTAACTCAAGTAACTTTACTGGCACGGTGGCTAATGGCAGTGTCCATATCGACACTGAGACCGGTTCGACTGAGACGTTTGGTTGGACCGCTGACTTTATAATGTGACAGGAGATACATAATGCAGATTACACAGGTTCACCGGACGGAGCAAGAAAAAGTCTTCATCACGGTGCAGAACAATGAGGGTGATCAGGTGCTCATCGGAGAAATCCTTGAGTTTGCCGCAGTCACCACAGACGCTGATCAGGGTCGCTTGGTTAATGTCGTTGACGCGACATCAAACCTGACCACTGGTATCGGTGCTAAGGTTGCTGGTGTCGTAGTTGACACTATCGCTACGGGTGCCGTGGGCCGTATTCAGGTCTATGGTCCGTGTGAAGTCCGTGCTGGAACGACCATCGCCGCAAGTGTGGCCTTGGTTGCTGGCACCACGAATGCTGAAGGTTCAGCCTCGGCTGTCTCTAACAGCACTGCCGTTGGCGCGTCCTACGTGGATTCCGTCATTGGTTGGGCTGTGGAAGCGAGTCCTAACGCGACAACCGTGCGAGCTTTTATTAGCACGTTGTAGTATTCGGGTGGGGCTGGGGAGAGCGCAATGCGCCATGACTCCCAGCCCTCGCCTGCTTTATAAACATTTATAACTGGGAGGTTATATTGGATCTTAGTAAGGTGAAGGTGCTCGTAGGAACTCCAAACTATATGAATATGTTCTGGAGTGAGGTGCATACTAATCACATAGAATGCGCTGTGGAGTGGAACGAGCAAGGCATAGACTTTAACTGGATGATTATAGGTAGAACCTTCGTCCACTTTGCAAGGAGTCAAGCCTGTGAGGTGGCAGTTGAGGGCGGGTTCACTCATATCCTATGGGCAGATGACGATGCGATCATTGATCCGTCCATACTGCCCAAGTTTTTAGAGCACGACAAGGATATAGTAATAGCACCGTATCCCATGCGTAAGCCGCCACACCAGATCGGGGTGCTCTCCTCGACTACGGGCGACTTCCACGACCAGAAGAGCTATGACAACTGGAAGCTAAGTGATCTTAATAAGGGTCTGGTTGAATGTGACGGGGGTGGGACACACTGTATGCTGGTTAAGGTTTCAGCTCTGACAGACATCTTCGGCTCCCCTGCGGCAGAGGCTGAATACCTCGACCCCAGCGAGTCCATGGAAACGGAATCAAATAAGGGTGCTCCCTATTTCGTCATGCCTAAGCAGGGCACAGAGGACATGTATTTCTGCTATAGGATGAAGTGCAAGGGGGCTGAGATCTGGTGCGACACAGACATATTCTCCCCCCATGTTGGCTTTGCGCCCCTCATAGGTAAACAACACGTGGAGGCGTTTGAGAATGCCAGCGATCTACAAGTGCAACAGATGCGGGAAGGGGCTTCATTCAGCGAAGAAGCTGATAAGGATATGTCCAAAATGCGGGGGGCAACAGTGGATACCCGCAAATCCACCGCGCTGGTATGAGACGATAAAACTGTATAACGATACGGGCGAGTGGTTCGTTGATCCGCTCAGCCCATTCGGAAAACTGATCTTATGGATCGGTGAAATCAAAGGGGCGTAAGCTCCGGGGAGAGGAGGGATTTGTCCTCCCGGTTGCCCTCCTCTCCCACTAAATTAAGGAATCAACATGGCAGAAGTAGGCTTTGGATCTGTAGGAACATCAGCAATTGTCACAGCGGATGGCGTGGTGGGCACCTCCGGTGCTGATCTGGTAATCTGGAATGTGACTGTTAAGGGTGGCTCGGCCACGACACTGGCAGACATCACAGAGGGCACGGATGGCACGGGCACGGCGCGTGTAGATATCATCGCACCTGTAAACGATACGGTTACAGCGACCTACCCCAAGGGATTGTATATGATCGGTGGGGCACACGTAGATATTACGACTACGGGTGGCTCGGTTACCGTGAATTATTCACAGGCTTAATTATAAGCCTTTATAAACTGGGAGCAGTTAATGATAGACTTTGATGTCCCTACGCGGGTTGAAGAATCCGACTTAGGGGAGATCCCACTGACAGCAGCGGAGCGTAATCAGATTGTGTTCCGTAAGTATGAGTCGACCAACAAGATGGTGACCGACACGATCCATCAGGGCGACTGGCACATTCAGGTAACAGCGGATGAGCGGTTAGGTTTGACCGAGGAGGATGGGGTCATCATTGACTTCATCGGTAAACCCTTGGGTCTGGTGGCCCTGAGCAATCGGGGTGAGGTCCTCAGCGAAGAAGAGGCTGAGTTGCGAGAAGAGGCGAGCGGGCAGAACCTGCCGCGCTTTCGTCAGTTTGGTTTCAGTATCAAAAAATTAACAAAGACGGACGGCCCAGAAGGACGGCGCATGCTCCAGATGAGTCAAGATCAGAGACGCAAGGAAAGTGATTCCAATCTGGTGGAGACTATCGCCGCTGCTTTCGCGAGTGCTACTAACACGCTGAATGCGGATGGTGACATGAACCCTGAGACTACTGATATCGTAGCGCAGGTGGAGAAGATAGCCAAACGTGGCCGTCCCCGCAAAACGGGGTAGTAATGAGCACATATAGGGAGATGATTGATGAGATCCTCGACCTCGCCAGCCACGATGCGGGTGACGAGTTTGAGGGTATGATCAAGGCGGCTATTAACCGCACCTACAGGCAGGTTCTACAGCAGGCCAATCAGGAGACAGAGCGGCGGGAGTTCTCCCTAACGACAGTATCAGGCACCTCGCAGTATGGGATGCCGCTCTACGTCAAGCGGGTTATCAATATCGAGGACGCCGTAAACAAGCGTTCCATCTACGATATCAGTGCTCGCACCTTTGATAGCCAGTATGCGGGTCACAGCGATACGGGAGATCCGTGGCGTGCCTACATGCTGGGTAAGTATGGGTGTGAAGCTCAGCCCTCATCGGCATCGGTTATCACGGTAGTGTCTGATGATACGGGCGATACAGCCACTTCTTATATTACAGTGACGGGCTTCGTATCCGGTGAACTACAACAGGAAACGATAACCCTGACTGGTACTACTGCTGCTGATGGGATTAAGTCCTTCTCAGCTATTGAGCGCATTGTGAAGCACACCGATTCGGGTATCACTATCGATGGGACTATCACTGTGTCGTCTAACTCGGCAGCGGTGACAAATGCGGTCATTACCCCACAGTATACCTCACCCACTCATCTATGGTTTGAGTTCCATCCCACGCCCGATACGGCACGCACGTATACGGTGCGCTCTGATATGCGTAAGCCCGACCTAAGCGCAGACAGTGACTGGCCGGAGATCGATGAGGACTTCCATTCGGCTATCGTATGGGGTGCAGGTGCTCAGTGCCTACCCAACGCAGGTAAGGGGGCACAGGCAGACCGACTCTCGAGTAACTACCACCGAGCGATGAAGCAAATACGAGGAGTAGAGGACGATCATCCCAACCGAATGCGCGTGTTCGCGGATGTCCATAACGTCGAGACCTTCCCTCGTAGGCCCCTCGTTGCTGGTATAGACTACTAATGGCAGATACCACTGAATCCGTAACACCCGGAGTCATTACGTCCCCCGTATTCAGGGTCAGGGGACAGCATTCTCAGTGGACCTACCCACATGAACGGGCTACGCCTGAGCATTGTAAGATCCTGAAGAACATAAACATCTCAGAGTCTCAGGTTGCAGAAGTTCGTAACGGATACAGTAAATATCACGCTGACTCCACATCGGAGGCGTGTGTCGGCATAAATCAGAGTGAGTATAGCACAGGCACCTTCGTGCTGGAATGCACACCGCTGAAGGTATACACTAATAATGGCACAACGCGCACAGACCTAACAGGCTCCCTGTCCCTGACGGGTGGCAGTGATGACTACTATCGCTATGCGCTGGTCAAGGACAGCATTGTGGCAACCAACGGCAAGGACGCCCCTTGGGTAAAGGATAACAACTTCTCGTCGCCAAACAATGCGGCAGTGATAAGTTACGATGCCACTGGGATCACGCTACAGGGTGCTAAGGACTTTGTAGTCCATAAAGGTATGCTGTGTGCTATACAGACCAAAGAGGGTGGAGCGTGGAACAGGACGCGCCTGAGGTGGTGTGACGTAGACACCACGGACTTTGCGGTAGATATAACGAAGTGGCCTGATCGTAATCGATTTGAAGTGTATGACGGTGGTGCGGAGCTTATCGGTGCGGTGGATAACTTTAGCCAGCTTTTGCTGTTTAAAAAGGATGGCGTCTATCCGGGGTCAATTGATTCAAGTGTGGGTTTTATTGAGTTCAGACTCGACGAGCGTAGGGTTCAGCGTGGCTTTAGTCCGGTGGCTCGTAATAGCATCGTGGCCCGACCTGAGTTCGTATTTTGTATAGCTAAGGAGGGTGCGATAGTTATCAAGCCCGACTTAAGCTTTGAGATAGTATCACAGGATGTCCAGAATGAGTTCCGGGCATTAAACCAGTCTCGCCTACAGTATGGCATATCGTGGATACGGGAGAAGGATCATCAGGTCCGCACCCTACTATCCAATTCGGCTACGGGGCACGACACGGTCTTTGTGTGGGACTGGTCGACGGGGGACGCATGGTTCGACTCGCCAAAGGATAGTATGGGGTTCTCGGCCAATGCGGAGATAGCCAACATAGAGGTGGAGTTGATGGGGTCGCTTGCGGGCACGCTCTTCAAGGGTAATGACTCGACAGTAGCGCAAGACAACCTGTCGGACTTTACGTGGGAGATCAAGATGCAAGAGAATGATCTTGGATCGCCCGGTAAGGCTAAGAATATCATACGCTTCTGGACCATCTACGAATTCAAGAAGGGAAATACCTCTGCTGCCCTCACTATCTTCAGGGATCGCGGATCAGAGCGCAGTGTCAACGAGACGGTGAACTTTGCGACAGGATCTGGGGTATGGAATGATGGGTCTACTTGGAACAACGGAACCTTCTGGCTTGGCAGTAGCGCACAGGATGATGTGCTCTTCGTTAATCGTCTTGCCAACTCCATAGCACCACGATGGACGGGAACGACACCAGCCAAGATCATTGGCTATCAGGTAGAATTTGAGCTATTAGAATGATTATAAACATTTATAAAAAGAGGCTATTATGGCTACGGTAACAAGACCATCAGGAAGTCTGCCAGATCCGGGGGACGATCTTGAGGCTGAGCCTATCAGGGATCACATAAACAACATCCTGACGTTCCTTGAAGCTAATAACATCGATGTCGATAACGTGGACTCAACCTCCACGGACGGCATTATGATCCTCAATCAGATACAGACGGTTACGGGCGCAAAGACTCATACGGGTAATATATCCCTATCTGGCTCTGCTACCTTCGACGTGAATGGTATTGCGAATGCCTTCATCCTCGACGCGGATGCGGACACACACATCTCTGCACCTACAGATGATCAGATCGACATCGCTATTGGCGGATCAGACCTCATCGTCATGGCTACGGCGGGGACTACGCTGAGTCACAAGTTCACAGTGGGCGTAAACGATACAGGTTACGACGCGCAGTTCTTTGGTGCCACTGCTGGAGCACACATGCTCTGGGATGAGTCAGCTAATCAACTCAAGCTGGTCGGTGGTGCGTCACTGAGCGCACAGGGCCTCGTTACAGTGGGTGTAGATGATACTGGATATGATGTCAAGTTCTTTGGAGCGACCTCAGGAGCGCACATGCTCTGGGATGAGAGCGCGGACGACCTGAAATTGGTAGGCGCGGCTGGCCTCACCGTAGCGGGAACCTCAGCCCTCAACATCACTACTACTACAGCCCTCACCGCTATTGGTGCGGTCACGGTGGGCGTTAATGACACGGGGCATGATGTAAAGTTCTTCGGAGCAACGTCTGGCGCACACCTCCTTTGGGATGAGTCGGCTGACACGCTCAAGCTGGTAGGTGCGGCCAAGATTGACGCGCAGGGCACAGTGACTGTAGGTGTGGACGACACCGGCTATGACGTTAAGTTCTTTGGAGCTACTGCCTCTGCGTATATGCTATGGGACGAGAGTGCGGATGACCTCAAGTTAGTAGGCGCGGCTGGACTAACGGTGGCTGGAACCGCCGCCTTGAATGCGACCACTACCACCACCCTAACTGCCATTGGCGCAGTAACGGTGGGTGTTGATGATACCGGTCACGATGTAAAGTTCTTCGGCGCTACCTCGGGACAGTCTTGGTTGTGGGATGAGAGTGCGGACAAGATGATTGTTACGGGCACCTCTACCTTCACGGGTAACACGCAGCAGACCGGGACCTACACAGTCGGCGTGAATGACACAGGATATGATGTGCAGTTCTTCGGTGCTACTGCTGGTTCTCACATGCTATGGGATGAATCTGCCAATTCATTAAAACTGGTAGGCGGTGCCTCTCTCAGTGCTCAGGGTCTCGTTACGGTGGGCGTAGACGATACAGGCTATGACGTCAAGTTCTTCGGTGCTACCACATCTAAGAGTATGCTATGGGATGAGAGCGCAGACACACTCATCATAGCAGGCAAGCAGACAATCAGCGAGACGCTCGGAGTTACCGGAGTTGGAACCTTCACGGCTCAGTCGGTCCATACTGGTGGCATCCAATCGGGCAGTAACATCCTCTCCGACACAGACAGCACAGACAGCCTTGGTTCAACGGGTGTGCGCTGGCTCAAGCTGTGGGTGGATTCAATCACCTCTGGTGGAGACATCGCAGCAGCGACCTTTACAGGGACGCTCGCGGCATCTGGTGTCCTTGCTGATGGGGTTACAGGCACCACACAGTCTCCCAGCGATAACTCTACTAAGGTGGCTACGACAGCATATGCTGATGCCAG